ATAGTGCTTGAAGAAGGCACATACGATAGCGAGGGCGAAGTAATTACCGAACCCGTTCTTTCAAGCAAATACCACGTTGATGTTTTGTGGGAAGGTGATGCTTTAAGTTCTTGGGATTCAAAATTGGTGTGGTGTAAGCCCGTCGGAATACACGTTTTTGGTTCATCAAGGGCAATCGCTGAATGGACTGAAAAGTGTAAAGAACTACATCCTGAGTTTTTTCCTGAACCAGATGAAGAAATTTAAAAAATATATATTATGGCTACTAGCACTACTAAACGAAGCGTCCAAAGGCTAAGAATAGTCGGCAAGAATCTTAAGGATATCTTGTTCTACAGCGACTCGTACTTATTCGAGTTATTCGTTGGCGCACTACATATGTTCATACTTCCTTTTGCAATCCTGGAGATAGGACTGCTATTGGATGTTCAGATATTGGGTCTTCTAATCGGAGGCTTTCAGTTGTATTCTGTTGGCATGAAGGATATGAAGTGCAGATACTACGCTTGTCTAGCCGCTTTTATTTTGGCAATGATTACGGTAGTACATTATGCACTAGTAGGAATGCTAGCCGGAAGCCAATTAGGATGGGCATTAGTAACCGTAATGGCATTTATAAATTTAGTTAGGACCTTCCAAGAGAAGTTACATCGTGGGTGAGTTATTAAGTAGATATAGCATGGACAATATAGCATCAGTAATTATAGCAGTAGTAGGTGTTCTCGGTGGGGCGGGAGCGTGGCAATACTATGCAAAGAAATTAGAGCTCAAGCATCAAAGCAATAAAGACCATAATAAGGATCAAAACTTATTTAGGGATCAAATCTTGACTGAGGTTGACAGATTGAAGCAAGAGTTAGCTCAAGCTCAAGACAAGGTGCTTACATTGACAGCTGAGGTATCTACACTGAGAGAGCGTGTTAAGAACCTAGAGAAAGAAAACGATAGATTGAAGTCTAGATAATGGCAAAGAATACTATCAAAGGTAAAAACACTCGTAAGGGCTCAAATAAGGCTACGGGTAGAAAGTATGGTGCTAAGGATGCTGCTAATAATAAGAAGAATCAGAAGAAGAGGGTTGAGCTAAATGCTGAGGCCCGCAAGCGTAAGATATACGGTAAGAGAGCTAAGGCTGGTAAGGACTTATCACACACTAAGAGTGGTAAGATGGTATTAGAGTCACGCAGTAAGAATCGGGCTCGGAACGGATCCAACGGGAAATCAACTAAGAAATAATGAGCATAGACAATAACGCACCAGAATTAACCAAGGACACCATTGATATTAAAAGAGATTTAATACAAATCTATGATGAAAGCGATGGAAGAACTAAAGTAGCACACATACAAGATGTACAGAGGAGTGGTGCGGGTCTATTTTCTCAGACTGCATCAGCAAGTGCAATTGTAAATACAACAGATGAGACTACACTAATTAATGGAGGTGTAGGGGCTCTTACAATACCTCCGCACGGTTTTAACCCAGGGGATTCATTTGTGGCTTATTTTTCTGGGTCTTTATCTGCTAATAATAATGAGACACTAAGAATTCGTGTTAAGTCAGGCAGCGTAGTATTGGCTGATACAGGCGTTATAAACATGATTAATGCATCAGATAACTTCTACGAGATTCACATAAACTTTGTTATCCGTGCTATAGGTCCTGCCGGTACAGCAGCTATTATAACATCAGGTCGGTTTTTTTATAATAAGGCAAGTAATAATACTCCAGAAAATATAGGTTTTGAGACTGTTGAGAATACAAATTTTGATACAACCATATCAAATACTTTAGATGTAACAGCAGAATGGGGAACAGCTAGTGCTACAAATTCTATCGATACACATCTATTTAATCTGTATAGATTATTCCCTTGATAAAAAGTACTTTTTGTGCAAAACTGAAGTGGGCATGTCCCACTTTTTTTATCGATATTTGATACCTCTTATTTTAAAAATACACAAATGGAAATTGAAAGAAAAGTTTTATCAGATGTGATTACTTGGATGAAGTACTCACGCTACAACCCAGAATTGGGAAGAAGAGAAACATGGGACGAGATCGTTGATCGTAACATGCAAATGCACATTAAAAAGCTCCCTAAGATGAAGGAACAGATTGAGAGAGCTTACGTCTTAGTAAGGGATAAGAAGGTTCTTCCATCTATGCGTTCACTACAATTTGCTGGCAAGGCTATTGAGACCAATAATGCCAAGCTGTTTAATTGTAGTTACACGCCTATTGATGATTATCGTGCATTTAACGAGGCCTTCTTCCTGCTATTAAGTGGTTGTGGTGTAGGTTACTCTGTTCAGAAGCATCACGTTAGCAAGCTACCAGAGATTTACAAGCCACAAAAGAGCAAGAAGTTCTTAGTTGCAGATGACATCATGGGGTGGGCAGATGCATTAAAAGCCTTGATGAAGGCATACTTTGGGTTAAGCAAGTACGAACCTAAATTTGACTTTCGTTCTATAAGAGAAAAAGGTGTTCCATTGAAGACTAGTGGTGGTGTAGCTCCTGGTCCTGAGCCATTACAGGTTTGTTTAGCTCAAGTTAAAGCTATCCTAACTCAGAAAGAAGATGGAGAGCAGTTAACTCCTCTTGAGTGTCACGATATACTATGCCACATTGCAGACAGTGTACTTGCAGGAGGCATCAGAAGATCAGCAATGATATCTCTATTTAGTGCTGATGATAGTGAGATGCTTACGTGCAAGTTTGGCAATTGGTGGGAAGTTAATCCACAGCGTGGTAGAGCCAATAATAGTGTAGTTATTGAGCGTGATAAAGCAGATAGAGATTGGTTTATTCAACTATGGAAAAAGGTAGAAGCCAGTAATAGTGGAGAGCCAGGATTCTATTTTACTAATGATAAAGATTGGGGAACTAATCCTTGTTGTGAGATTGCTCTGAGACCCAATCAGTTCTGCAACTTGGTAGAGGTTAACGTGAGCGATGTGCAGGATCAGTTAGATTTAAACGAGAGAGTTGCAACAGCAGCATTTATCGCTACCTTACAGGCATCGTATACTGACTTCCATTACCTACGTTCTACTTGGCAGAAGACTACCGAGAAGGATGCCTTATTGGGAATAGGAATGACAGGTGTAGCTAGTGGTCGGGTCTCAGAATTAAATATGGAAGAGGCAGTAACCATAGCTAAGGATATAAACAAGGTAACAGCAGATGATATATGCATCAACCATGCAGCTCGTGTAACCTGTATTAAGCCAAGCGGTACATCTTCTATTGTACTAGGAACCAGCTCAGGTATCCATGCATGGCACTCTGAGCACTACATCCGTAGAGTACGTGTAGGTAAGCAAGAGGCTATCTACCCATACTTAAAAGAGGTAATGCCGGAGTTATTGGAGGATGATTTCTTCAAGCCTGAGGAGCAGGCGGTGATTAGTATTCCACAGCGTGCACCACAAGGAGCCATCACTCGTTGGTCAGAAACTGCCATAGAATTCTTAGAAAGAGTCAAGCAGTTTAACATGAAATGGATAAAACCAGGCCATAAAGACGGGAAAAATACCCACAATATATCCGCAACTGTTACTATAAAAAAGGAGGAGTGGAGACCTGTTGGTGAGTGGTTATGGGAGAATAAGGACTTCTATAACGGATTATCATTCTTGCCAGAGGATCTAGGAACATACGTTCAGACTCCATTCGAGGATATCAGTAAGGAGTTATTTGATGAGATGTCTCAGCATATAAATAATATTGATTTGTCCATGATTAGAGAAGATGTAGACAATACAAGTTTATCTGATCAGGCCGCCTGTGCAGGAGGGGCATGTGAGATTTCATGATGCGTTTGATATGGGTGGCACTCGTTGTCACCCTTATATCTTGCGGGCCTCAGAAGCGATACGATCGTTTGGTAGAGAGGCATCCATGGTTAGTTGAGACCGATACTGTAGTAGTAAAGGATACCATAATAACAGAGAAGGAGATTCTTGTGCCGGAGTACAAGGACTCTTTCATATTGCAGCACGATACCATAATAGAAACGGAAAAGGTTATCATCAAGAAGTACAAGGATGTTTTCCACGTGACCGTAAAACAGGACACTATATCCTTCAGAGATACCATATACCGGGAAGTTAAGGTGGCTGGTAAAACACTTAATATCAAGGAAACGAATTGGTTATACATATTCTTAAGCTTTGTTGCCGGAATAATAACCATTATATTCGTCTCCAAGAAAATATGAAGTTTGTAAAAGAAAGCTTTGAAACTAACGACCCCCTAGGAAAAGCACTATTAACAGACTATCTAGAAAGAAGAGGTCACGATGTGTACCCAAATTCAGATAGATACGGCATTGACTTGTACTCCATTAAAGAAGATAAGAAACTTTGGTGGGAAGTAGAGGTCAAAATAGGTAGGCCATGGACAACCATGGAAGACTTTCAATTTCCAACTGTATCCTTCCTCTCTCGTAAAAAGAAGTGGGAGGATACAGATTTTTGGTATTGTATAATATGTTCTGAGACCCGTGCAGCTCTTATGTGCTTCTCGTCCATCATCTTTCAAGAAGAATACAGGGAGGAAAAGTACATCAATAAGGGTGGCAGAAGAGGCAAGGACACCTTCTACAGGGTTCCCAAAAAATATTGTATATTCGTGGAGCCAAAAGATTTTATATAGATGGATAATATTAACCCAGATCATTATAAGAAAGGAGATATTGAATGCATTGAGGCTATCAAGGCGTCCATGTCTCGAGAGGAATTTTTAGGCTACCTAAAGGGTAATGCCATAAAGTATTTATGGAGATATAGAAACAAGAAGAATGCAGTAGAGGATCTACAGAAATGCATTTGGTATACAGAAAGATTAAAGGATGAAAATATATTGGACGTACAGCCCAAAAAATCTAAGGGCTTCGATGGTTTCGACTCATGAGAGAGCGAAGTATCGTAGAAGTGATTATGATATGCATATAGGTGGATTGGATCGGACTCCGATCTTTACCCATTGCATAACTTCAGATGGAAGATTATTCACTTTAGACTACTGTCCAGGAAACGAAATACACTTAGCCATAATCGGTGGCGTTAACTCCGATTACAGGTTTGCCAATACAGCAACAACCGATCAATTATTAACACTAAGTAATATTGTAAGGTTCTACCTTTCCATGGGGGAGAAAGTGGAAGCCGCAGATTTAATGCATTTTGATTTTAGAACATGGATAAAAGGAATCACGCAAAAATAGACCAAGAGGTTAAGGAGCTACAGAAGCTCATCTCTTGGCATGAGTATTATTCTGCCATCGATAATGTATTCGAGGCGAATAAATGTCAAAAGGAAATAGAACTTAAAAAGAGAGATATCAATGAGCTACGCAAAGCTTACGGCATTCCTAAAGGAAAATAAGATAAGAGAAGCTGAGGCTCTGGAAAGAATACAGGTACAGCTTAAGGATCCAGCAAAGGATTTCTATGTAACCATTGTATCTATGACAGAGCAGATCAATGCTCTTATACGCTCTAAGGAATTGGATCTGGATGACCCATATCAGAAAAGCCTACTCAGATTATTAGAATCTGGGGATAAGGTAAGTAAGACCATACGGAATGCACAGCTAGATGCATATCCTGATATTGAAGATGATACTTCTAGTATCGGAGATATAATTAAATGACAAAAAAATCTAAATTTGAATACGAAAAATGGGCAGCGAAATATGCACTAAGTTCCAATGCCACCAAGAAGGAAAAGATCCTGTGGTACGAGAAAGAGAGAGACTACTGGATAAATGGTCGTTTTGGATTGGTTGGGCCACACTACTTTGCACTAACCCAAGGAACGGTAAAGACTGCGTCTGGTAAAAGAATACGTCCTTTCTGGAGAGATGCAGACGAGGATCTCTATGGATCTTACA